AAGCTAAGTATGACCAAATTTTCTTAGATAAAGTTGAGCAAGGCCTAAACATGGAATCTAGGCTTGTCATGGAGGCTAGTGACAAGCAGTTTAAGCGTGAATTAGATAAGTTCGATGAGAAAATGGACATTGCCGACCGTAAGCGCCGCAGTCGGCTTACAGCAGGCCAAGCCGTCCAAGCAGCCGGCGCTGCCATCTCCGGCGGCATCTTCGGTGGCCCGGAAGGCTTCTTAGGCGGCGTTGGCGGTGCGGCTATCGGCTCCGCTATTCCTGGCCTCGGCGTGGTCGGCGGCTCCTTTGCTGGTGCAGCCATCGGCGCCCAAGTGGGCATGTTCCGCCAGCAACTAGGTCAATTCACTGAACAGGCCGCACAGATCAGTAAACTCCGTCTTGGTCTTGCTGGTGTATCTAAGGACTTAAAGGAGTTCGAGACTTCAACACGAGCTGTTGAGGCTGCCAGCCAGTCACTACTGCTCCCACTCGCAGATACATACAGGTACTACACGCAGCTTAGAGCCTCTACAGTAGAACTTAATTACAGCGCGGATGAGACTCGCAAGATCCTAGAAGGTACCGCCTCTGCTGTCTTAAAGACAGGAGGAAGTCTGGCTGATGTAGACGGTGCTATGAGAGCCGTCGTTCAGATTCTCAGTAAGGGCAAAGCCGCAGCTGAAGAGGTTAGAGGGCAGCTAGGTGAACGCTTCCCAGGCGCAGTCATTAAGTTTGCGCAGGCAAATAAGATGTCTGTCCAAGAATTGGACCAGGCATTCCAAGCTGGTACTGTCACTATTGATAAGTTTATCACATTTGCTAAGCAGAATTATGAAGAAGGAGGTAAGTACATAGAAACACTTGCGGATAGCACAGAATACGCAGGTAAGCGCATGGAGAAAGCGCTTGAGAACCTGCGTTTAGCTATAGGTAGATCCTTAAAAGACAGCGGAGCAGGTTTCCAGAACTTCGCTGCAGAAGCCGCCGAGAGTTTACTCTGGCTTGGTCAGCAAATGGCAGCGTTTGCTACTAATGCTGAGATGTTTCTAGGGGGAGGTATGAAAACCCCAGGAGGCACAGCCAAGGAAATAGCAGAAAGGCTGATTGGTGGAGGTGTCACTGTCAGGGAGATTGAGCAGTCTATACAGGATTACGAAAATAAGATAAAAGAAGCGAATGATCGTCTGGCTTCAATTAAGACACGTAATATACTTCAGACTATTTTCGATGAAACGCTCGGTGCTGGCACACCCACCCAAGGCCAGACAGCTACCGCAACTGCCGCCCTTGAGAAGCGTATAGCCTTACTACGCGAAGCACTAAAACTGGCCAACGACTTTACCCGCAAAGGTAAACCAGGGGCAGGTGGTGGGGGAGAAGAAGATACCAAAGCTGCACAAGACCGCGCTAAAGCCTACCTGCAAGCGTTTGACCAGCGCGAAGAGGCCCTCGCTAATGCAAGACTTCAACGCGAAGAGCAGATTGCTGATATTCGCAAAAACGCTATTGAGCAGGCTAACCAACTAGAGCGTCAATTTGGGGACGAACGCCGAAACATTGAACGCGACATTGCACGAACACGCAGAGAAATAACGGATATTCAAGCGGATGCAGATCTTCGCCGCCGTGCTCAGGCTGGTGCAGATCCTTATCTAGTCGACGCTGAACGGGGTATTAGCGAAATACTACGCAACAGTCGAGAGGAGCGCATTCGCATCGAGAACGAGTACAGCGATCGTGAACTAACCCGCACTCGTACTATTGCGGATTATCAGAAAAAAGTTGCTGACGATATAAATAAAGCCAACGAAACTTACGCTAAGCAGGTAGGTAATATCCAACGTGAGTACGCCAAGAATGTAGCCAAAATTATTGACGAAGGCTCCGGCGCAGCAGGTAAGCGGCTTGAGACATCTAGTAAGATCGCTGCTCTGTATCTACAACGTGCTGCACTAAACCAGGCGGTTGCTGGTGCAATGGGGGTGGTTGTAGCTGAGCCGGGTAGAGCAGGAGAGAATGCCGTAAGCGTAGATGCCCTTATTAAGGGTCTAGGAGGAGCGGAGTCGCCGGCATTTAAACAACTACAGAGGCCTATTCGCGGCATCATAGATATTGACGAACAACTCAAACTACTACAGAACCGTCTGCAGAAAACTACTGCACCTGGCACAAAAGCTCCTGTGATCTCTCCTGTATCTGCTCTACCGTATTCGCGGCGGATAACTACGCCGGGATTTGCTGCAACAGCAGCAGCTTCCACCGAACAGCGTAAGACAGCTCTGCAGGCAGTAGGTGCAACAGAGATCGATAAAATTGAGCAGCGTTTTGTGGCTATTACGGATGAAAGCACAAAACAAATAAATAACCTAAAGGAGCAGAATGCTTTACTAGTTTTTCAGGCTGGGTACCTAAGCAAAGGCATCAATCCTGAATTAGCTACACAGCTTGCTCAGCTAGACAGTACTTATGCTGTACAAAAACAACGTCTAGCAGCAGAACGTGATGCTGCTATAAACCAAGGCCTTAATGCCGAAGGAATCACAGCTTTCTACAACACTCAGCTCACGCTTCTAAATGAGCAGCAGGTTGTACTGGTTAATCAGACCCGCGAACTGGAAAAGCAGCAAGAACTACTGCGATTTAGACAAGACACAAACATTGGTGCCGGTTTTGTAGATGGTGCTAAGGCTTACGTCGAATCCATCGGCACCATGCGCGAGGCTACGGCCCAGCTCGCCCAGACCGGCATCAAGGGTATCGAGGACGCCATCTTCAGTCTGGTGACCACCGGCACTGCGAATTTCCGTGAATTCGCCGCATCGATCCTCAAGGACACGGCCCGGATGATCATCCAGCAGCTGGTGCTGCGAACCGTCATGCAGGCGATCGGGTTCTTGGGTGGTGGTGGCTCGTCACTGGCCAAGACCTTTGAGATGCCCGGCCTTGGCTTCCCGACCAGTGGCTTCTCGTTCGCCAAAGGCGGCACCTTTGCTAACGGCATCGTCCCCTTCGCCATGGGTGGCATCGTCAACAAGCCGACGCTGTTCAGATTCGCCAATGGCGGCGTCCCCGGCACAGGCCTTATGGGCGAAGCCGGCCCAGAAGCCATCATTCCCCTGAAGCGTGGTCCTGACGGTAAGCTTGGCGTCAGTGGCGGTGGTAGTACCACCAATGTCACCGTGAACGTGGACGCACAGGGCACGCAAGCTCAAGGTGACGATGCTCGAGGCCAGCAGCTGGGCAGGGTAATTGCAGCGGCCGTCCAGACCGAGCTAATCAAGCAGAAACGGCCGGGAGGTCTGTTGGCCTAATGGCGACATTCACCTACATACCAGATCGTCCAGCAACCGAGACGTCTCAGCCCCGCGTAAGTCAAACACGCCTTGGCACGTATGAAGAGCGTACAACATTCGGAATAAACCCTTTTCGCGACACCTGGAACTTGACGTTCAGTAATCGCAGCACATCGGACATCGCAGGCATAGTCACATTCCTCAAAGCACGTGACGGGCTAGAGACTTTTGAGTGGGTAACACCCTTTAATGAGACTGCCCAGTTTATTTGTACTGAATGGGATGTGCGTCTTGAGTCTTGTAATTACAGGACCGTCATCGCTGCCTTCGAGCTTCTCTACGAGCCTTCTGCAACCAACGCCTCAATTCCCGCTGGTACCGCAACCACGTTTACCTGGATCCCCGACTTCACTGCAGAGCATAAGTACAAAGCAAATACCAACACATTTATGTATGGCGAAGGTTACACTAAACGATTGAAGTTTGGCTTAAACGCTCAGACTGAATCATGGAATCTGCAATTACGCAACCGGACAAACACAGAACGAAACCAGATCAGGACCTTCCTTAGACAAGCTCGCGGACAGACAGCATTTATGTGGACCGACCCTCTAACTGGCGTACCAGGCAAGTATACCTGCACCGACTGGACAACCACATTTAATAATCACAATAACAACGACATCCAAACGAGCTTTAAGAAGGTATTTGAGCCATGACAGTCCCCGTTTCAGCGCTACAAGAAACTGCCCCAGGAGCGATCATCGAGTTATTCGAGCTGGAGCTGAACGTGCCGCAACACGGCATCAGCGAGATTCGCCGTTTCCACGCTGGTACCAGCCTCAATAACAATGGTGAGGTGGTTTGGAACAGTAATAGCTACGAGCGTTTTCCTATCGAAGCCGAGGGTTTTGAGTACAGCGGCAACGGGCAATTACCGAGGCCAAAAGTCCGCGTAAGTAACATCCTTAATACAATTACCACATTACTAACAAACTTGCCCGATGGTTTGGAGGGCGCCAAGTTTACACGTATCCGCACGCTGGCCCGCTACATCGACGCAGTCAACTTTCCTGGCGGCGTAAGTCCCTACAGCCCCGACCCAACAGCCGAATTCCCGCGCGAGGTCTACTACGTCGATCGCAAAACGATTGAGAACCGCAACGTAGTGGAATTTGAGCTGGCAGCAGCGTTTGACCTAGCCAACGTCAGCGCACCCAAGAGACAGTGCATCGCCAACATCTGCCAGTGGGTCTACAAGTCCACCGAATGCAGCTATAGCGGTGCGCTGCCTTCGTGCCTCAAAACACTGACGGATTGTAAGGCTCACTTTGGTGCCACAGCTGAGTTACCATTCGGGTCTTTTCCAGGTATCGGGACATACATCGGATGACCTGGCGCACTACAGCACTTGAGCACGCCAAAACCGAGCACCCCCGCGAGGCGTGCGGGTTGGTGGTCATCGTCAAAGGCCGTGAGCTGTATTGGCCCTGCCGCAATCTGAGCACCGGCAACGATCAGTTCATCCTCGACCCCGATGATTACGCCGCCGCAGAAGACAGGGGCGAAATTTTTGCAGTGGTGCATTCGCACCCCATGACCCCACCTACACCCAGCCAACCGGACCTGATGGGTTGTGAGGTCAGCGGTCTGCCGTGGTACATCGTCAACCCCAAGACCGAATCATGGGGTGAGTGCCGGCCATCCGGCTACCGCGCTCCCCTTATCGGCAGGCAATGGACTTGGGGCATCAGCGACTGTTGGACCTTGGCTCGCGATTGGTATACCGAGCATGGCCTGCGCTTGCGCGACTGGGATCGTCCACTGACGCCGGAGCATTTTGAAGCCACCCCAATGTTTGACGACTGCTGGCGTGAGGCCGGATTCTGTGAACTCGAGGAAGAGGACGCACTACAAAAAGGCGACTTTCTACTGATGAACATTAGTGGTTCTGGCTTAAACCACTGCGGCGTGTACATTGGCGACGGCATGGTGCTGCATCACATCCGTGGACGGCTCAGTAGCCGCGACCTTTATGGCGGAGGTGGATGGCTGCAAAAATGCACAGGCCGTCGATTGCGGCACCCGAACTTCGTTACCATGGGTGGAGGCTGAGTAGGGCGATGCTGCGTAAAATCCGGGTTTATGGCCAACTTGCCAAGTTCCTAGGGCAGCGCATCTTTGAAGCGGATGTCAGCAGCGCAGCCGAAGCAATCTGTTTTCTGGTGACCAATTTTCCACAGCTGGAACGCCACATGGCCGATCAGCACTATCGGGTAAGTGTGGGTAGTTATGACCTAACCATGGATGAGCTGCACGATCCGTCAGGCCAACAGGAAATCAAAGTAGTGCCCGTAATGGTCGGTGCCGGAGGCGGCACGGGGAAAATTTTGGCTGGCATTGGTTTGATTGCCTTGTCTTTTCTTCTGCCGGGAGCTGGTGTTTTTGGTACGTTTAGTGTTTTTGGGCAAGCAGCAACTGCTGGTGGAATCTTGACCGGTATCGGCACTGCGGCAAGCATTATCGGTGCCACCTTGGTACTTGGCGGTGTATCGCAGCTGTTAACACCGGTTCCAAAAGTCAATCAGATTACCAGCGGAACTGCTGCAAACACTGACCAGGATCCACGCAAGTCCTACAGCTTCTCGGGCGTTCAGCAAACGTCACGGCAGGGCGTGCCGGTCCCAATTTGTTATGGGGAAACGCTGGTGGGGTCGGTGGTGATCTCGGCAGGTATTGACACAGTGCAGGTGTATAGCTGATGGCCCGCATCTACGGCGCTGGCGGCGGTGGCGGCAAAGGCGGTGGCGGCGGCGGCGGCGGTGGAGCACAGGCGCAGCCCGTACCACGCACGCCTGTAACAGAACCCGACAGCCTTAATTCCAAGCAGTACGCGCAAGTCCTTGACCTACTCAGCGAAGGCGAAATCGAAGGGCTTAAAAACGGCCATCAGTCAATTTTTCTTGACAACACACCTTTACAGAGCTCCAGCGGCACCTACAACTTTCAAAACGTAACTATTGCCACGCGCAACGGCACTCAAAACCAAGCGTACATTCCTGGAACCACCGACATTGAAGACGAAAAACCTGTTGGCGTTGAAGTGCAATACGGCGCCGCTGTCGTCAAAACAATTAGCGATCCACTGGTAAACGCAGTTCGAGTTACCATTACAGTCCCACAATTGCAGACCTTCACAGACGAAGGTGACGTATACGGCTCCCAAGTTGGCCTGCGTATCTACGTCAACTACAATGGGGGCGGCGACACGCTAGTCATAACTGACACCATCGTCGGGCGCACTGCTGACGCATACCAACGCGATTATCTAGTCAATCTTAACCCCATCTATCCACTCACAATCAAAGTAGAGCGGGACAGGCCAGACAGTACAAACACAAAAGTCATCAACGCATTCAACTGGACTTCGTACACAGAGATTATCTATGCAAAGCTCAAATACCCAAACAGTGCATTGGTTTGGTTGCGTATTGATGCTGAACAGTTCAACAGTATTCCTTCACGCTCCTACCTAATTCGCGGCATAAAAGTACGCATCCCCAGCAATGCCACAGTCGATACCACCAACGGCAGGTTGATATACGCAGGCGTTTGGGATGGCACTTTTGGCGCCGCCCAGTGGTGTAGCGACCCGGCGTGGATTTTATGGGACTTGCTCACATCTCGCTACGGGTTTGGTGATCATATCCTTACTGATGCAGAAAAAACTAGCTTTAATGGCAATGCCAGTAGGCTAAATAAGTTTGCCTTTTACGCTGCTAGCCAATACTGCTCCACGCTGGTGCCTGATGGTTTTGGCGGGCAAGAGCCCCGCTTCTCCTGCAACGTTAATATCCAAACCGCAGAAGATGCGTACAAACTTATCAATGACATGTGCAGCGTTATGCGCTGTATGCCTTTCTGGAGCACTGGCGCGTTAACTATCAGTCAAGATAAGCCTGCAGATACTGCTTACCTATTTACGCTGGCAAACGTCACCGAAGAAGGTTTTACTTATCAAGGCGCTAGCCGCAAAACACGACCTAATGTATGCGTCGTAAGTTACCTTGACCTCAATAGCCGTGACATCGCTTATGAGGTAGTCGAGGACGCGGAAGCTATTCAGAAGTACGGGGCTGTAAGAACTGAAATTAGTGCTTTTGCCTGTACCAGTCGCGGTCAGGCTTATCGCATTGGTGAATGGCTTCTGTACTCTGAACGCTACGAAGGTCAAATCATCAGTTTCAATGCTTCCATTGAAGCCGGCGTGTTGGTGCGCCCCGGACAGATCATTGAAGTAGCGGATCCTGTAAGAGCGGGCGCCCGACGTGGTGGACGCATTTCCAGCGCAACTACAACAACCATCACGGTTGATGATGCCACTGGCCTAACGGTGCCAGGGGCTGATCTATCAGTCATCCTGCCTAGCGGTAGTGTCGAGACACGCGGCATCGCAGGCATTGCAGGCAACGTCATTACAGTCGGCACTGCCTTTTCATCGGCACCTAATTCCAACAGCGTCTGGGTTTACCAGACAAACGATATCCAAACGTCAACTTGGCGAGTGCTAAGTGTACAAGAGCAAGACGGTACTACCTATGCCATCAGCGCCGTTGCCTACAACGCCAGTAAATATGACTACATAGAGCGTGGCACTGCACTAGAGCAGCGTGACATCACCAACTTAAACGAGCCTGCCGGTTCACCCCAGGCGATGACATTCCGCGAAGTCCTTTACGAAGAAGCGGGCCAAGTTCTTTGCAAGCTGATCATCAGCTGGTTGGCACCTGTCAACGAACGCGGAAAAGTAAGTGCGGTCAACTATCGAGTGCAGTGGCGTAGACAAGACGGCAACTGGACACAGGACACAGTCACTACGCAGGAGTACGTCATCTATGACACCGCACCAGGCAATTACCAAGTTATTGTTTACGGACTGAATGCCGGAGGATTCCCCTCTGCAGTAGCAGCCCGCTTAGATGTATCCGCACGCGGCAAACTAATTGAACCGGCTGGCGTACAAAACCTCACCCTTGAGCAGATCAGCGCCAACTCAGCCCGATTGCGCTGGGACGCTACGACTGACCTCGACGTAAAAGTGGGTGGCCGTGTCCACATTCGCCACACCAGCGTCGTAGACGGCACTGGCACATGGGCCAACTCACAGGATCTCATCCCTGCAGTGCCTGGTTACAGCACTGAGGCAATTGTGCCAATGGTTGAAGGCGAATATATCGTCAAATTTGAAGACAGCAGCGGTAAGCAGAGCCTTGCCGAGGCCAGCGTCATTGTTGACCTGCCTGATCCACTCAGCGCATTACCTGTCATCGACAGGCGGGAGGACACAACCTTTCCACCATTTCTAGGTGAAAGTACAAATCTTTTCTATAGTGCTGCGTACCAAGCTTTGACGCTCGGCGGTACGGCATTATTTGATACTATTCCAGATTTCAACTTACTTGCAGACTTAGACTATTACGGCGATACTGCAACAACTGGCACATACGTCTTTAATGACATCCTAGATCTTGGGGCTAAATACTCACTAGACATTCGTCGTCATCTTGTTGGTGGCGGTTTCTACCCGTCTGACCTGATCGACGCACGAACCGAACTCATTGATACGTGGACAAACTTTGAAAGTGCCGTGGCAGGTCAGGCGAACTCCAAGATCTGCGTGCGCACCACCGACGATGACCCGACTGGATCGCCAACGTGGAGTAATTACCAAGAGTTCGGCAACGGTACTTTCACAGCACGCGCATTCCAGTTTAAGCTCGACGCCTCAATGTCTGATCCGGCACAAGCGTATGCCTGTTACGAACTGGGCTACAAGGCATCATTCCAGCGCCGCATCGAAAGCTCGGTGGTTGCAGTGCAAAGCGGCGCGGGCACCAAGAGCATCACCTTTGACAACCCCTATTGGACTGGAACGGCGGCGCTAGGTGGAGCTAATACCGTTCTGCCGTCCATCGGCATCACCGCTCAAAACCTGCAATCTGGCGACTATTTCAACGTAACCAACGTCACCAAAAACGGCTTTGACGTGATATTCCGCGACAGCAGTGGTACTGCAGTAGATCGCCTGTTCGCGTGGTCAGCGCTAGGATACGGCAAAGGCGCATAATCCATGGCCACATACAACTGGGCGGGCACGGACATAATCCCAAACGGCAATGGGTCAGCTGTACGCGCCGATCTGAATGATGCACTGCTGGCGCTGTTTTCGCAAAACAGCAACGCTACGGCGCCGACCACAACTGTCGGGTACATGCTGTGGGCGGACAGCAACGCGGGGTATCTGAAAATTCGTGACAGCTCCAACCCCGGACTCTGGTACAACCTGTTCACGCTCACAGGCGAGTGGTCCCCCCTGAAGCTGGTCAACGGCACGGCTGCTTACCCATCGCTACAGTTCACTAGCAGTGGTACTGATACCGGGCTCTACAGCCCAGGCACCGATCAAGTAGCCATCACCACAGCTGGCGTTCAGCGCGTCAACTTCAACGGCTCCACCGAGGTGGTGTTCAACGATGGCGGCGCTGACGTTGACTTCAGGATTGAGGGCGATACCAAGCCCAATCTATTCAAAGTAGATGCAGGAACAGATACGGTCAGCGTTGATGGCACATTTACTGCTTTAGGAGCATCCACCCTTAACGGTGGTTCAGGGCTGCTTAACCGCGGCATTATGCAGAATCCCACTGCTCCTGTCTTTACACCCACAACAGTAGAATTTCTCGGCATACCCACTTGGGCTAAGCGTGTAACTTTAGTGTTTAGAACCATGAGCTGTTCTAGTTCGGATCATTTTCTGGTTCAGCTAGGCACTTCATACGGTTTTGAGGTCATCAATTACATTGGCAATACAAATATATTACTAGGTGGTTCATCAAGCGCTGGCTTAACTAGTGGGCTTGGCGCTATTATGTGGGGAGGAGGAACCGCAAACAGTATATCAGGTTCCGTCGTTGCACACAACATAGGTGGCAATCTTTGGGTAATTACCGGGCAGTATATGTTTGACAATATCGCAGGGTACACATGCTGGACAACGGCTCAGATATTACTAGCTAACCCACTTACATCCATTCGCCTTGCTCTAACAGCAGCAGGTACTTTTGACGCTGGCAACATCAACGTTTTCTACGAGGGCTGAACCATGTATCGCGCTGTTATCAACGTCCAAACCGGGGAACAGGAAACCATTCCGCTGACTGCCGAAGAGATCGCTGAGATTGAAGCACGCCCACAACCCGAACCAGCTCCAGTGCTCACCGCCGAACCAGCTCCAGTGCTCAGCGCCGAACAAAAACTGGAAGCAGCCGGGCTATCCGTCGCCGAGCTGCGCGAGCTGCTTGGTCTTTCCACTTCTGAAGACTGATGGCAGTCAAAGCAAAAGCCGGCCTTTCCGGCACCATCCGCAAAGAGCCGGTGCCCAAAACCACCAGCATCGGCCACGGCGCCCGCAGCCGTCCTAAGCGCCGCGGGCGTAAAAAGCTTCGTGGCCAAGGTCGCTAAGATTGCAGCATGGCTATCTCGCCCGGCACCTACAACATCAGCCTGCAGCGCCGGGCGGACTACAGCATCACGCTGCAGTTCAAAGACAGTACCGACGCAGCAATCAACCTGACGGGCTGGACCGTCGCCGCCCAAGCTTGGAACCAAGCCCGCACCAGCAAATACGCCGACTTCACGGTCACCTACACCAACCGCCTGACAGGCACCGTCGCCATTGCGCTGACCGACGACCAAACGGCCATCTTTCCTGACGAGGCGTACTACGACGTATTGCTTACCAACCCCTCCGGCCTGAAGGAGTATTACCTCGAGGGCATCGTGTACGTGTCCGAGGGCTATACGGCATGACCACCGTCAACGTCAGCGCCGTAACCAATACCGTCACCGTTACTGAAAACGGCAGCAGCACCGTAGTAACTGTCCCCGTAACTTCAACCGTCACTGCAGTCACAGTTGGACCGCAGGGTCCGGCAGGCGGTGCCGCTTTTGAATATCTACAAGCAGCACCTGCAACAGTATGGACAATTAACCACAATCTCGGTTTTAGACCATCGGTGGAGCTGCTTGATGCTGGCAGCCAAGAAATCGATGGCGAAGTGGCACACCCGTCTGTCAACCAGACCGTTGTTACACTAAATCCAGCCTCCGCTGGCCTAGCTCGCCTGATCTGATATGGCTCGCAAGTTTTTTACCGACCTCGACCTGCAGAGCACGTCGAAGGTCATCAATCTCCCCACGCCCAGTGCAGCAGGCGACGCCGTACCCAAGTCCTACGTGGACTCTGCGGTTGAGGGCCTGGCTTGGAAAGACAGCGCCCGCGTCGGCACCCAAAGCAGCATCAACCTGACCAGCCCTGGCGCCACGATTGATGGCGTCACCATGGCATCCCAAGACCGGGTGCTGGTACGCAACCAATCCACACAAAGCCAAAACGGCATTTACGTCTGGAACGGCGCCTCCACAGCACTGACCCGTTCCCTCGACGCCAGCACCTTTGCCGAGCTGGAACAGGCGATCATCACGGTCGAGGAAGGCACAGACGCCGGCACGACTTGGCGCCAGACGCAGGTCAACGGCACGATTGATGTCAGCAATGTGCTGTTCACATCGTTTGCTGCAGCAGCACCTGCCGCTAGCGAGACAACGGCTGGCATCGCCGAGCTTGCCAC